TATACAGATAGTTTGATTTTCGCTATCACTTAAAAGCTTATTTGATAGTTTGTGTAAAAAGTCTAATCTTTGGTTTTTAACTTTAGTGTGAATTTTGTTAAGCTTTCGTTTAGCTTTTCTTCCTTTAGTTTTAGAATATCTTCGTTGAGCATAGGATAACTTACGTTGACTATTAGATAAATATTTAGGATTCTCTATTTTATCACCTTTAGAAGTAGTAAGATAACTAGATATACCTAAGTCGACACCTAAAGTTGTATCTTCCTCAATTTCAGGTTTAACTAAAGTAGGACTATTGATTTCACATAAAATAGAAACAAAGAATTCACCTAAAGGGTTTTTCTCTATAGTTGCACTTTTAATAGTTCCTTTAATTGGTCTATGAAGAATAACTTTGATACCTTCTCTAAACTTAGGTATAAATAAAGTTTCACCTTCAAGTCTAACACTTTGTGGAACATTAAATCTACTATAGGATGACCTTTTAGATTTAAACTTAGGGAATTTACTACGTTTAGCAAAGAAATTCTTATAAGCTGTATCTAGATTTCTTAATGCTTCTTTAAGGGTTTGAGAATTAACAAGTTTTAACCAAGAATATTCTTCAAGTTTCTTAAGATGAGTTAGAGATTTACTCAATTCGGGATAACTAAGATTAACCTTAGATTCCTCATAAGTTTTGCTTTTTAGATCTAGGAAATAATTATAAATAAATCTAGCTGAACCAAAGTGTTGCTCTAAAAGCTCAACTTGTTCAGATGTAGGTAGTATCTTATATTTAAATCCTAAGTAACTCATAAGTGCAAATTTAAAGAGGTAGTATTTAGTTATTCGAAATCATCTCCCGAAACTGTATCTTCAGAGAGTAACTTTTTCCAAGCGGCAACATCGATATCTGAAGAAGTAGCTTTGAGAACCCCCTCTATACCTACCTGTCCTTTTATTTCAGAAGTAGTGACACCAAGTTTAGTTTTCCAAGCATCTATATCAATCTCACTAGAAGTTGCTTTAAGGATTGGATTAAGATCTGCGGTTGGTGGTGCTGACGTTACATTTAAAACCTCTTTCCACTTAGTTACATTGATCCCTTCTGCATTTTGTTTAAGCTCATTTAATCCTAATCTCTCTTTTAATTTTTCAGCATCAATATCAGTTCCATCTTTCTTAGCTAACTCCTCAAGACCTAAATTCAATCTTCTCTTAAGTGCTTCAACGTCTATGTCTGATGCATCCTTGTTAGCTAGTTTATCAATGTCAGAAATACCTAGCTTATCTTTCCAAAGTGTAACTGAGATATTTTCACCATTAACTCCAGCTTTCTGTCTTAAGTCTAATTGAATATCTCCTTTGAGTGTTTCTAGGTCATTTCTATTAGTCAGGTTAGTTGTATCTGGAATATTTAGTTTACTTCTCCAATTATCTACATTTATCCCTTCTCCTGAGTTGTAATTATTCTTTAGTTCTTGGAAGTTTGTGATTAGTGAATTTAGTGAGTCATCTGATATACCTAAGACTGATCTCCAAGTATCTACACTAATATTACTTGCATCAACCTTAGCTAAAACCGTGGTATCTATTCCTAATCTATTTCTTAAAACTTCTACATCAATATCATAACCACTTTTACTAGCTAGGGTTCTGATTGCATCTAAAAGCTCATCTCTAGTTACTCCTGAAGGTTGAGAATTATTTATAACCCCCAGTCTCTCTTTAATTTTTTCAATGTCGATATCTGAACCGTCCTTCTTAGCTAATAGATTTAACTCAAGGATATTTTTAAGGTAAGATAGGTCAACATTTGTAAAGTCTTTGTTAGCTAGGAATGAAGAAAATACAGCATAGTTTAAGTTGGTACCATCTATATTTAATTTCTTAGCTAGCTCTTGCATAACCTGAGAATTGGATCCACCACCAGAGTTACCTTCCCTAGCAGATATAATTAGATCGTCTTTAATCGGGTCATAAACAATCATTACCGACTCATCCAAGTGAAACCTATTGTTGATAAGAGAGACTGTGGAATCAAGCTTATCCTCTTCTTCTGTGATTTCTGGTTGAGGGGTCTGACTATTGTTATTATTTTGATTAGTCTCCTCTATTTCTAGTGAGCTCTGGTAAACACTCGTATCTGGTATATATGAATGTCTGATAATCTTCTTTGCCATTGCTCTTTCTTTTATTATTTATTTTAGTTTTTGTTCTCGTTCAATATAGTTTCATTCAGTTTTCTTAGTACTCCCATAGTTGCCTCGTCTTTTCCAGTAAGTCTAAGTTTATCATCACCTCTAGAAATCTCTCCTGACAATCTTTGAAGCTCTACATCTGAATGCTCTATCTTAATTTCTTCGTATACTTGGTTGATCTTAGTCATGTAATCCAGAAGTTTGTCTATCATTACATATCTATCTTGAATCGGAACATCATTACCTAAAGGCTTACTAATCTCATCTACAAGTCCAGCTATAGTAATCATAAGCCTCTGGTAAATTACTAATCTGAATCTGGAATAAGCCTCACTCAAGTAAACCTCAAATACCTGCAACTCTTTTGGATCGATTATACTCTTGAAATTTGACATTATTGTTTCAACTTCTAGGTTTATATTCAGTCCGTATTTTTGGTTGTAGGATATGTATAGGTCTTTTATTGAGTCTAATGTTTCAGCAGTTACTTTTCCATATTGGTATTGTGAAGGTGAGTCTGCTGTAAAAACTATAGGTGTAATTGAGTCCTTCTTTATTGGATCAACTGCATTCATTCTCCCTCTAATTAGATCAACTTCATCAAGGGAGGCAGAACTAAAATCATCAACTTGGATATAATCTGTCCCTTTCTTTTTAGCCATCTCTTTTAGTTTTTGGTTTTCTTTCAAGTTCTTCTCTCATATATAAGGCTTTGTGTTCCAACTCGTGGTCAAATCGGGGTATTTTTTGGCTATGAGAAGTTATTGAAAATCAGTTAAATCTTTGCTAACCTCGATGAATAAAGGGATTATCGGTAAAATAGACTGAAAAAGAGAAAACTAGAAAGGGCTTAGGTTGAAATTTGGGGGTAGGTTTTTGGGTATAATTTAGTTAATCTCTGGAAATGTTGATGAATAAAGGGTTAACGAAAAACCGCCCCATGTTGGTTAGATAAACTTGAAATTAGCTGAAAGGAGGTTGTATCGAATAGTTGAGATTAGAGGAAAATGGTTAAAACTTCTGTAGAGCTTCATAAAGGTATCAAAAATCGATTATCTATATCTTAGTGGTATGTTTGTATTAGTTGAAGGTAGAAGTTGGTTAAAATATGGCTTATCTTTCGTTTTAATAAAGTAACCCATGTTGGTTAGATAAACCTTAGGTAAACTGAGAGGAGTTGTATCGGGAAATAACTGAACAAAGATATAACTCTTTCTTGGATCAACTGGGAGGCTCGGTCAGATGCCTCCCCAGATTAACTAAAATAATTATCAAAAAAAAAAATTAACTATTTCTTGGTTGAATCGGAGGAGCCCTTACGGCTCCGACTCACTAACTAAAAAAAAAAATAATTAATTCAATTCAAAAGTTAGACTCAGTAGGAGCGAAGTGAAACGAAGCGACACTATAATAATATTAATATTCTTTATAACATGGGTAGGTTTATATTTCATTGATTTTCAGTTAGTTAAATAAATAGGTAAGTTAATTGGTTGATTTTTAAGGTTTTAACCATTTAACTCATCATTTTTCAATTTTTAGTTAATTTTCATGAGCGAAGTGAAACGTAGCGAATCTCTCATAATATTTTGAATAATCTATATAACATGGGGCGCTTTTTGTTAAAGTCTATAAATCAGTTAGTTAGTATAGATGAATCTCGTAAATCCATCAAAAATCAATTCAAATAACTAAAGTGGTATAATTATATTGGAAAACAGAGAAAGTGTCTTAAATTGAAGATATGGTACCTTAAATTGAATGTTAGGGTTTTTAGTTGAGACGAAGTTTATTTACTATATAATACCCAAATTAACTAAAATAAATTACCTTAAAAAATAAAAAATTGAAAAAGATTTGGTAGTTATGAAAATTTGTGTAACTTTGCAGCGTAAAAAAAAAAATAAAACAAATTATGATAGATTTTGAATTGCACCCGGTAGAGGAAAAAATTAAGAACAAAGAAAACCTAACCAGTCTTGAAATTACCGAATTAGTTAATTATTATGCTAGGTTAGTTAATGAAGTCCCTAAGAAAGGGAAAACTCACGATCAAATTACTGACTATATATGGGAGGTTTTCAAAATAGGAACCCCAGAGGAGGAAATAGTGGAGACGGGAGCATACGCTGATAGTAAAAATAGAAAGAGAGTTTTATATACACTAACTAGACCTCAGTGGATCCGAATACTTTTTAAGGTACATAATAAAGGTGTAGGAGAGCTACTAAGAGAACGTTTATCCAAATTACTATAATAACTAAATAAAAATACAGAAATTATGAATAACCAACTAATTGCAATGGACTTCGGAAGCGAAGCTACAATATCTAGCTTTGAATTACTTGACCAAATTAATTTATTTAGAAGTCAGGATGTTAAGAAATCAAAACTAATTCACAAAAACTTATTAGCAGTAATTAGAGATGAATTTAGTGATGATGATGAGGAAGAATTACAAGGGCTGAAAATCAAGCTGTCGTTCAGAATCAGAGAGTTACCTAATGGGGGACATAAAAAGGAGCCATATTACGAACTAACTATTTCCCAAGCAAAGCAAGTATTATTAAGAGAATCTAAACAGGTTAGGAGAAAAGTGATTGAATACTTGGAAAATTTTGAGAGGGCTTTCGCTAATTCAATGAGGAGAGCTATGGAACCGATTCTTGATAGGATGGATAAAATGGAGAATAAAGTGGATAGTAACTTCATTGGTATAAATAGTAAGCTTGATCAAATTTTACTCAATCAGAACAATCAATCATTGCCTGTTACGTTCAAACCGATAAAGTCTATAGCTCCAGTTCAATACCTAAGACCTCAACCAATTAATAATGCACAATGTAGAGTTGAATTAAACAACCTGATTTTAGATTACAGTAAGTTGGCCAAGATTCACATAACTGCTGCCTGGGTAGAAGTATATCAAAGGCTGGAGAACAATTATGGATTTAATGTTAATGAAATAGAAAGTATAACGACCCGAGAATCCAAAATTGATAAAATTGAAAGATATGGATTAATTAGACCCGCATTCGATATCATAAATACTTTAGTTGCAGAATTAAGATACGTCAGCTAACCCCTGGCGTATTTTTTTTTTTACGAGAGCTTGGGATTTGCAAAAAGTTAACAATCAGTAACTTAAGTACTAATCCAAGCTAGAACTATGTGAAAAACCTCATGAGTGAAATTATTAAAACAAAAGTGACATGGAAAAAGTAATACCACCAAGATTAATTTCTAGAGATAACAATGACTTTGCAGGACTCCTCTCTTCAATTTCATCAACCCGACTATTCTCAGATTCTTATTTCTCAGGATTAAACACATTAAGATCCCACCATTCCAATACTAAAAAGATGAACAGCTTAACTCCAGGGATGATAAATTATTTGAAAGAGTGCGGTCCGTTTATCAGGGAGAGAATTGTTGAGTTTCTAGGAATGTTTGATAATCCAGCCTATGAAGCTACCTTGAAAGTTTGTAAAGAATTAGATGAAAGAGAAAAGGATGATAACGATTGAGAAATTAAATAAACTAAAACTAAACCTGGAGGAGTATATTAGAGAAAAGCATAATCCTCACCTCTACAAACACACCGTTAAATATCCTATAGACTACGGTAAACAAAGATACTACATAAGATTCCAAGACAAGCTACTCAAATTAAAGAAAGCACTTGGAGTCTCTTATCTATACCAATTAAACGAGGAAGAGGATATAAACAAAGAGGAATTAAAGAGGTTATTTTTCCAGAGCAGGGCTTATTTAAATACATTAAAGCTGCTTCAGGAAATAACTCCTAGATTTAACTCCGTATCCGCACCTAAAGATCTTCTAAATCCATCAACCGAGAAAGCAGAGAAAACTTACGACCCAACTATTAAATTATCTATACATTGGTTCAAGAGTGATTTAATTGGAGAAGTTATGGATCCCTCAGTGTTTAACTTGGTGATTTTTGATGTTTAAAGTTAGGAAATGTGATAAACAGGAGGCATCTCTACCCTACTTAATTTAGGTATGGTTAAATAACTACGATAAAAAGGGAAATCTTCATTATTAAACACGATGAACAGAGGTCTCACACACCACAAATTAATTTATAGAACTTTAAAGAATTACAATTATGAGAAAAGAATTAGAGTCAATTTTTAAAAACAATGAGTTCGGACAATTAAGAACTTTTGTAGACTTAGAGGGAAAACCTTGGATAGCTGGAGTAGATGTAGCTAGAGCCTTAGGTTTCCAAAATCCATCTAATGCGGTTAAAGCTCACTGTAGACCACATAAAACAATCAAACACAGAATGAATAATAGACTCAGTAATGGCAGCTACGAAATTACATTTATCGAGGAATCTAATTTTTACAGGCTAGTTATTAAATCTACATTACCATCTGCAGAAAAGTTTCAAGATTGGGTAGTAGAGGATGTTTTACCTTCATTAAGAGAAACAGGTAAATATGAGATTAAAGAAGAGGTGTCTGAAGAGGAGAAATTGGAAGCTATTAAAAAGGTAACAAAAGAGGATTCGCAAGTTAGCTATTTAATTAAACTGTTAGAAGAAAAGGATCAGGAGTTAATAAAGGCAAAACAGGCTGCATCATTATCTAACTCTGGTTTAATTGGATTCATGATGTTCTCTGCTAAAATGGGATATAGACCTGATACTTTGAGAAGGATGTTAGAAGACCGTAACTTTGATCTAGATAAATATGCATACAGAAGGGATGATTTAGGTGAGGTATTTCTAGATAATTATACGGCGAGAGAGATTGTAGAGTCTATCGGTCGTTCTGTTAGTGATTTCATAAAGAATAACCCAGAATACAAAAGACCTGAAGATGAAACTCTCGCTAAATTTATGATTGCACCACTAGACCCACTTCCATTCTAAACCCCCAACACGTGATACTAAAAGAAATAGAAACCAAATACCTCGATAGACCTCCAGATAGATTCGGTATAAATGATGAAGGATTTACTGGAGCTTTACATGTCATTAATAATCCTGAACTAGACTCTGTGGAAATTTTAAAAGAACTAATTGAATCCAAGCCGGACGGTATACGATTAGTCTCTAGATTCAAACTTACAAACCTACCCCCAGAGCTCTACGATTATGAACCTTATGACATGTATCGAATTGTGAATGTAGTACCGATGACCTTATTTAAAAGCAACTCAGCGGTTAACTACGGAGCATTAAAAGAAATAACCTACATTAAGAAAGGAAATTATCTACTTGTGAAGCCAAATGAAATCTACACACACTTGACTCATAACGGAGATTTAACTTCACTTGGATACCTCTCACTCCTTCTTAATGTCAACAACCGGGAACTATCCTATGAAATAAAAAAGAGAGGACTTAGATTATTTAACAGAAACCTTAACAAATATTTTAAAGATGAATACAGAAAGTAACACTACTAAGAAATTCGACAACTTAATGATTGATATTGAAACCTTCGGGACTGACTTATGCTCCGTTGTATTATCAATTGCAGCTACGCCTTTTAACGAGACAGAGATAGGAGAGAAGATTTATTTCCACCACCTACCTATAGAATCTCAACTAAAAATGGGAAGAACAATCTCTCAGGAAACTTGGAACTGGTGGTCTGAACAAACTATAAACCCTGTAGCAAAACCAACTAATGGAACAGATTTAGATGCTTACATGATTCTCCTTTCCAACTTTATTTCAGATCTAGAGGATGGACAGGATGAGTTAAGAATATGGTCTAACCCTCCACAGTTCGATATTAAGATTCTAGAGGATATGTATAAGCAAGTTGGTCGTCCTATTCCGTGGAGCCATAGACAAATTTGTGATGTTAGAACCGTGAAGAAATTATTAGGAAAGGATAGATACGCTGAGTTTATGAACAAAGAGGCACATAATCCAGTATCAGATAACGAGTTCCAAATAAAAATAGTTCAAAAGTTTATAGGCATGACCAAATAAAATGATTAACTTTGCAGGGTGGGGTGAATTAAAGCTCTACTCTGCAGTTAAATTTAATAATATGTGGAAATAAAAATATCGAATCATGAATTGTTAGGTGGAAATGTGGATAAAGTTACAGCTGACACCTTGATGAGATTTAAGATTAACAACATAAAGAAAGAAGTATATCACAAAGGAATAATGGAAATAAATACAAGCCTATCCGTATCAGTATATTCAATAGCAGCAGCGATACGATACAACTGGATAAACGAGAAATTCAATAACGGAGGACTACATACAAAATCAATAAGGCTAAATGTAGGAGGAGACGACAGAGATGAACTAACCGTATTCTTTAAATCTCGTGAAGTTGCTGCTGAAAAATACTTAGAGGATGATGATTCAGGAGTTATAATTTACAAAGATAATAAAGGGATGGCTTCTTATAATATTTACGAGGAGTCTTCAGATGTTATGATTGCAGGTGATGAAGAGTTTGTAAAGAAAGTAGCGGATGAGTTAGAGGAAAACTTTGGGAAATCTAGGGTAAATGCTAAGTGGTACTATAACAAGAACGAGTATGTGACGATTCCTGTAAACACTAACAATATACCTACAACAGATTCTTACCCATTTTTGAGAGGAGAGAAACTTGAGGATTACTTTGATAGATTTATGAGCTCAGATGCAAATGTTCTATTATTATATGGTAAGCCGGGATTAGGGAAGAGTTCGTTTATTAAAGCTTTACTGAATCATACAAAAGGTACACCAGTAGTTTCTTACAATTACGAGTTGCTTTATGATGATTCTTTATTTGCTCAGTTTATGGAGGATTCTAAGTCACGCTTCTTTATTCTAGAGGATGCTGATACATTACTTAAAGATAGAGCTAAGAATGATAACCATGTGATGCAGAAATTCTTAAACTTAGGGGATGGGATACTGTCAAATAAGAAAAAGAAAATAATCATCACAACTAACTTAGAAAATCTCAACTCAATAGATCCCGCTTTAACTAGACCTGGTAGATGTTTTGATGCTTTAGAGTTTACACCACTTACAAAAGAACAAGCACTAAAACTAAACCCATTATTACAGTTAGAACAGGAGGAGTATACATTAGCTGAGATCTATAATGATAAGAAGACTGAGGTTACCGGGGAGTCGAAGAAAGTGGGGTTTAGATAAGGAGATTATGAATTTAGAAGAGATAAGAAAAGAGTGGATTAATCTAAATGGGAAAGTAATCCAAGCCTGCAGAATGAGGAAGAATGGAACTTTAACCTGGGATGAATACTTAGCTGCTGGAGGAAAAAGAATAGAGGAGTTAAGAAAGATGTGGAATAGTTTAAGTCCTGAAGTGATAATTTATAAAGGTAAGCCATAATGACAAACAAAGAAAAGAAGAGAGATGAATTTGCTAAGTCTTTAAGGAGGGCTGTAGTGATGATGGAGTACTACCATTACTATTCAGCTAGAGAGACTAATGCAGAACTTTTAAAGGGAGAAACCTGTACACCTCAGGAAGCAGAAAACTTAGCTAAACTTGCTCAACTACTGATAAAAGATAGAGAAGTTTTACCATCCGAGTTTATTAGAGAGCCTGATGACTTAGCTAATAAGGTTCTAGAGTATGATGCAAAGATAGTGAAGATGAGACATAGATTAGAGATGAACAACATAAATGAAGAGTCACTAATTCAACTATGTAAGGATGTAGAAGAACGAGATGAAGAAGTTATACCTGGAATGAGAATGTACGCACAGGCTATCGGGTATTTCTTAAAGGTTCACTTAGATTACCTCATCGACAAAGCGTTCACAAAAGGACAAATGAATGCGTGTTATCTATACTATACCTCAAAGCCACCCTTCATACCTAAGAACTTGTACATGGTGAGTAGGAGATTAGTGAGAGATTTGTTAAATTATTATGATAAACTATGGAATGGGAAGATTTTAACGAAAACGACATAAACTGGCCTATAGAGAAAGGTGAGAAAGTTTACCACTATTTATTTGGCTGGGGAGAAGTAACTGATTATTATGTGTGTAATGTTAGGTGGTGGAGAGCTGAGATAGGTGTAACATTTGAGGGTGAAAACAAGCCTAGATGGTTCAACCCTATTGGTAAGCCTGTTAAATGTAATGCTTGGAGAGAAGATATAAGAGTAGAACTTTCTAAAACAGAATACAATAAGCCAGAAGATATACCAATAATGAGTAAAGAGGAATACCACAAGATAATGGCTCCACTGTTAAATGAAGAAGGTGAGGCTAAAGATGTGAGGAATGAGGAGTATCTAAAGAATATAAAGGTAGTTAAAGCTTAGGACTTGGAGGTTTACAACAATTTTGGCGAAAACTTATTATAATTTAGGAGATGAGGTTAGTTGAATTAACCCCATATTGCATCAACTAAAATATTGATTGTAAGGTGATTAACAAAATTGTATGACTATAAAATGATCGATGAAGTTAGTTGAATTAACCCCATAATTAATAATAAAATAAATATAACAATTATGAATACCAATGTAGAAATTTTTAAGAAAGAAGAGTTTGGAACTATAAGGGTAATTTTAAATGAAAACCGAGAACCTTTATTTTGTTTAGCAGATATTTGTGATATTTTAGAGTTACAAAGATCAGCAGTGTCTAGTAGATTGGATAGTGATGTTATTTCTAGTCACCCCATAATAGATAGTATGAATAGAGAGCAGAGAGTTAACTTTGTAAGCGAACCTGGACTGTACGATGTTATTCTTGGATGTAGAAAACCTAAGGCTAAACCATTTAAGGATTGGGTGATTAAGGAAGTATTGCCAACTATTAGAAAAACAGGACACTACTCAGTTAAACCAATGACAACTGCTCAAATGTTTGCTCTCCAAGCTCAGGCTCTACTGGAAATTGAACAGAGACAAAATGAGCAGGATGAGAGAATTAGAAGGTTAGAAGAAAATCAAAGAGAAAACGAAGCTGCACTAAAAGCTATTCCATTTGAAGATGTAACTTTACCTGAGCTTCCAGAGAGACAACAAATAAACCAATTAGCGAGATTATATGCTGGATCTACTGGGGTTAATTACAGAGAAGTTTGGAATAAGGTTTATCAAGAACTCTACTACAGATACAGTATTTCAATAAGAGCTCATAAAAAGAACCTAGGAGAAACGAGTTATTTAGATGTAGCTGAGAGAATTGGTTGCCTAGATAAAATAAAAAATATACTAAATCACCTTATAAGCAAACTAGAATTAAAATAACAATGAGAGCAGTAAAAGTAAAAATAAGAGTGAAGGATGGATACATATTTGGTACAACTCCTTCTACTCACGAATTTCTAGGATCTATAATATTTACTAACGATGGAGAATTGGTAGTAGATACGGGACAAATTCCAGGAGAGTATATTTTGTTTTATGACTACCACTTTGGATACGTAAGCGATGATAAGACTGGTGGGGAAATACAGGAGATTAAGAGAGATGAGTTTGACTACGATAAGGCGTACCACTTAGTTTTAGATGATGAAGGGATACCTATGATGATGAATGGAAAGATAGTCTTAATGGCAAACTATGATGGACTAGAGGTTGAGTTAAATAATTTAGAACCAACTAGTTAGACTTTATGACCGGCTAGAGTTAGAGTGCAAAGACTTATAGGTAGAGAAGAAACTTTTTGACATGGAAAAACTCAAGAATATATTTCAGAAGGGAGAGCTAAATGAGTACATTATTGTAAAAACTCCGCTTGAAATAATAAATAAACTACTTGCTATGGGAGCTATATCACCTACTCACGATTATATAAAGAATAAGTATTTTGAGAAAGGAGATGATGGTAAGTACAGATTAACTAATAAAGGAAAAAACGAACTATTATGACACAAGAAATTCAACAAGAGCTCGACTATATTAAAAGTGATGAGTTCAAATTAGGGGAATACATTTATATGGGATTGGGGAAGGTTGGAGATCATGAGGTTTGTTTATCGGTGGGGTACAAAATAGACTATGCGATTAAGAAAGCGAGACAATTTGAAGAAGTTGATCCTAATGTAAAGCTAACCCACATAAATAAAGTGAAAGTAGGGAAACTAGTAAAGGATAAGAGATTTGATATAACTGAATAATAAATTACACAACAAATAAACTAAATTATGGAAGTACTAACATTAAAAGAAAAGACTGGCGAACTAAGAATGTCCAGCAGAGAGATAGCAGAGTTAACCGGAAAGCAGCATAAGAACATATTAAGAGATATCCGAAATATGGAGCCTGCTTGGGAGAAAGTTAACGGGCTCAAATTTGAGCTGGTTGAATATTTAGATGAGAAAGGAGAGAAAAGACCTGAGTATCAACTAAATAAAGAAGAGACTCTCTATGTTGCTACTAAGTACAATGACGAAACGAGAGCTAAACTTATTATGAGATGGAAGCAGCTTGAAGTGGAGAATATGGAACTTAAATCTAAACTAAACTCCAAGACTTACACTATCCCTGAAGATTATGCTGAGGCTCTACTTAGAATTGTTGATCATGTGAGAACTGAGAAGGAGCTGACAAATAAGATTAAGGAAGATGCGCCTAAAGTAGAATATTATACTAAGGTGATGGCTTCTACAGATACAGTTACTGCAACAACTATCGCTAAGGACTACGGAATGACAGCTGCTAAATTTAATGCTTTACTACATAATCTAGGAGTGCAATTTAAACAAGACGGACAATGGGTTCTCTATCATAAATACCAAAACAAAGGATACACTAAATCTGAGACTATTCCAATTCAAAGATTTCCGGGAGTTCTAGGTTCAGCTACTTCAACTAAATGGACTCAAATAGGTAGAGAATTCTTATATAACTTTCTAAAGGCTAATAATATAGTTCCGGAAAGTGAAAAGAAGAGTAAGACAATTAAGAAAAAGAAATAAAACAATAAAAATACATTATAATTAACTTTTTAAATTTTTAACATCATGAGTTTTGATTTTAACAGCTTTTTAGAGCAACTAGAAAAAGACACAACACCAAAAGAAAGAAAACAAACAGGAAGTTATAACGACATTCCAAAAGCAGAGAAATTAACAAAAGTATACATGAGCACTCCAGATTCATTCGGTACAATCTACGGAGTTCCTATGGTTACAGACAGTGGTTCACCTGCAGTTTCAGTATCTGGAGTAAAAGAGGTGAAACTAACACTTAATGAAGATGATAAATTCGCAAGATGGGTAAGAATCCTCCCTCAGAACTTCTATAAATTTGAACCAGGAAGTAAGGAGGAAGCTTTGTATGGAGAGGTAGTATCTTTGCATGACAGACTAGTTAAAGAGGAAGTATCTTGGAAATTAGTGAGAAACAGAAATTACTTCTTGACTTACCTATACGTGCTTAAACATAAAAACCTAGCGGGGGAGATCCCTAATGAAAGCTGCCCTTGTTTATTTATATTTGACCACAATAGAGCAGCTCAAGCATTCCAAGCAGAGATTAAAGCGAAGAGTGAATTAGCAGGTGGTGGATTTAACTGGACACAAAAGTTCTTCACTAACGAAATTAATGATAGAAAAGGACTTATGATCATTAACTACTACAAAGATAAAGGAGTATGGACAAGTACAGTTAATTTGGCGTCTATTACAGAGGATCACTATGGATTAACAAATGGTCAGCCTTCAGTTAATATTCCAGAGGCTTCAGCTAAAGTATTCCACGATCCAGTTAATGACCTTCTTGGAGTATCTAAAGCGGATGATAGATTTGACTACGACTTCTATGTTAAGGTTAAAGCTAAAATGCAAGAGATGTTAGGTAATGCTGCAAACTTAGTAGAACCTTCCCAGCAAACTTTTAGTGCACCTCAGCAAGTAACAACAACACCAACACCACCAGTAAATAACGAAGATGCCCCTTTCTAATAACACAGCCAGATATAAGTATGCTTTCATTGACGCACAGCTATACTTAACTAGAAACTGGATGATGTTAAAGGATAAACCCGGGTATCACGATCAGAAATTATTAAAGTCGTTCATACAAAGTATTATTAAGCTTGTTCGAGAGGAGGTAACTGCAGATAATGTGGTCCTCCTTTGGGATAAGTCTCCATACTATAAAACAAGAAACCTAAGTGACTACAAGGGTGACAGAGATTATAGAGGAGAGGAGAGTATTACTGAGGATATGACTGAAGAGGAAAAAGCTGAACTTAAAAAGAAGACAGAGCAATTCCAAAGCAGGCAGCGAGTTAAGTATAAATTAGTGTCTGACTCTGCTAAACTTGGATTCCCTTCTATTATACTTTCAGGCTTTGAGGCAGACGACTTTGCTTATATAGTTTCTAGGAGTAAGCTGGTTAATGAAAGTGAAGAAAAGTCAGTACTCGTTTCAAAAGACTCAGATTGGGTAGCTTGTGTGACTCCAAAGGTTGACTTCTACAGAATTACAAAAACTAGGGAGATCTATGTTTATGAAGATGCTCTAGATAAGTATGAAGGAATGGATCTTTACGAGTATAACAGTATCTATCAATCTCTATACGGATCTCACAATTACCTTAAGAATAACAGAAACCCTGAGATAATACTTGATGGGATTCTGCATGTTAAGGATTTGATAGGAGAAGATAACTATAGCTTTACTAAGGATAAGGAATTGTTTTTACTACAGCTAGAATCATTTAGAGTTGAGGATAACCCAGAGTATAATAAAGCAGACTGGCTAGTTAATAATATACCCTTGAAAGCAGAATATCCAGATGAGAATGCGTTTAATCAGTACTGTATAGACAACTTCTTAGACTTAAATTACAGCTACTACAAGGGATACTTAAAAGCTTTGAATCGATGAAATACTTGATAACAGGCGACATCCACATAGATAAATACAATAGGTATAATGTCACGGAGAACTCTAGATTTAACCAGTTTAGAGGTCTCCCTGACCTTTATGTGAATGTAGCTAAGAAATATGGAATTAAGACTATCTTTTTAGCAGGAGACATCTTAAATAAACCAATTAATCCTCCTCAAGTAAATCTATTAGTAAGGGAGTTTTTCGATAAGCTATGTGATTACTTTGACAGGATCTACATAACTATCGGAAACCATGACGCTAACTCACCTGTACCAACCCCAGACGTAACTGACCTGACACTTTATTTCGATTATAGGGGAAAGGTTAAGTATGTTCATCAAGGTTATGTAGAGGATGAGGGACACGTTACTTACTTACAGGATTACATTAGAGGAGAAGAAATTCCAACACCAGAGAAGAAAGTAGATTTAATGATAGGTCACGTAACTCTGGGGAATGAACAGTTTAAGGGTCAGAGTCTCGACATCACAAAGTTTCACATAGGGATTTTTGGAGATATACATAAGATAGTCCAAGTTAATAATTGCCACTCTATAGGTCCTCCAGTTCAAGTTAAGGTGGATGAAGAGGATTATGGACAAGTAGTAGTATATGACACTGAGACTAGAGAGTTCTTCCGTGAACCTTTAGATCCTTCTGGTAAAATTCTCTCTAAAATGGTGTACACTTCCGATAGAGATAAAGTTGGACCAGATATTGAAACAAACACTTACTACGTCTATAAACCATCAGGAGCCAAATCACATAACCATAAAGTAGACACCTCAGATTGGAATAGAATAGAGGAGCTTATAGATAAAGTAATGGAGTCTCAGAATTTAAAAGGTCTCCACGATATGCTTAAGGAAAAGGTTATATACAATCCGATTAACTTTGATTTTGAACTTAAGAATATCTCCATTAGAAACTACCGAAGCATTAAAGAACTAGACTATGAATTTTCACCTAAGACGCTTGTACTGGGAGAGAATGGTTCAGGTAAGAGTTCGTTTTTAGATGCATTAGTTATAGGTTTACAAGGAGATAGAAGTTTAAAGGATTCAGTTAAGATTGGGGAAGATGAATGTAGAATAGAGCTTAACTTGAATTACGAAGGGGTTAACTATAAGATTGTAAGAAACTCCCATGCTATAGACGAGTTACACGTAGATGGAGTTAAACAAGATTACGCTAAGGCTATTGAAGTCCAGCCAGATATTGTTAACCGACTTCCTTTTATTGAGTATCTTGACAGTATGGTGATTGACTCTAAGGTTGTTTCTCTCCTAGGTAAAATGAACTCAGTAAGAAGAATTGACCTATTATCTAAACACTATAAACTGGACGTCCTAGATAAATTTAAAGATGCTTGTGATATCCTAAAAGATTCTATTCACTACACCCATAAAGAATTAGAAGAGGAGGTAGCGAGAATAGAGTCTAACCTTGAAATGAGAAAGAGAGATTTAGGGGAATACGGTGAAGTTAAATTGCTTACAGAAGACGAAATACTTGACCTTAATAACCAGATAACCTCTCTTAAAAATAAAATAAGTTCGTACAATGCATTTCTAAAGTTCCAGAGTGATAAGAGAATATTAGAGTCACAGATAGAGAATGATAAGTCTACCCTTACTACTCTAAGATCTCAAATAAAGGAACCCTCTGAAAATAACCTAGAAGAACTTAAAGAGAGGCTTAGAGATTTTTCAGGAGTAGAGAGTAAAGTTAATGAGGCAAAAACACTTGGAATGATGAAAGCTAAGGAGCTAGAAGGGGTGAAATCCAGAAGAGAATCCTTAGAAAACCAAACAATACCTAAATGCTCAAGTTGTAATCAGGATATAGGGCGGGAACTTCACCTTAGAAATATAGAGGAGTTAAAGAATCAGGAAGCTAAACTAAATGAGGAATTAACTAATCTAAGAGGCGAATATAAACTGCATAATGATAGACTTAAGGAACTAGGAGATAAGGAAGCTATACAAGAGGAGATTACTAAGATTTCCACAGAGCTTTCAGTTTATCAATCTTTAAAGTCACAATTAGAGGGCACAGAGATACGCCTAAAATCTAATGAAAATAAACTTACAGAGCTTTTACTATCTAATACTGAGAACGTAGCTGAAATCGATGTAAATGACGCTACTAACCAGATATTAACTCTACAAGGAAAGATAAAAGAAGATGAGAGGTTAAAATCACTAAGGTCAGAGGTTATCCAGTTAGAGGAGAGCTTGGTGCTTAAATCAGATGAACTTGCTAAACTATCTAAGGACTTAACGGTTTATGAGAAGTATAGTAAGCTAATGGATAAAGATGGACTAATTTACACTGAGATCTTAAATAGACTCACTGAGAACTTTACTAATGAGATGTTTGAATTTAAGACTACCTCAACAAGAAAGAACGGAAGGGAGTTTTCAGATCTATCAGTTAAGTTTAATGTTAATTCTCACTTCATAGATTACGAGAACTTATCATCTGGACAAAAGACTCTATGTGACATCTACTTCTTATATCGTTCTATTTTAGGTTCTGGACTTTTAATTTTCGATGAGTTCTTAAAATATCTAGACAAGGATAACTTAGATGTAGCTGTGAATATGCTTACTCAAATGAATGTAGGGGTCATGCTTATTGCTACTCATACTGATAACTTTACAATGGATTCAGGTAAGATTTTATTTGAGTTGACATCTGAGGGAAGTAAAGTTCGTTATTTGAATTAATTTTTGTATATTTGCAGAGGCTTACTAAAAGTTGAGGAGGGGTTGGGTTAGCCGAAATCTCAGCTGATCTATATACCATCAACCAAGGAGAATTTTCTCTCGTTGAGTATTTTTAGTAGGCGTGGTAGGTTTACAACAAATATGGCGAAAACTTAATAAATAAAACAACAATGGAATTAGAAATTTAGATAGAATTAAAGCGGAAAAAGACGGAGTTAAAAAGTCAAGCAGAGATAGTATATGGGAAAGAACGACTGGGAAAAATTTCCTTCTCGTTAATTATTAAAAAGTTACAAAAAAAAAAAAATAAAACAATTATAAGATTATGAACGAACTAATTAAAATCACAGAACAAAACGGACAACAAGTAGTATCTGCTAGAGAACTTCATAAATTTTTAGAGAGCAGAAGAGATTTTTCAAACTGGATCAAAGATAGAATAGAGAAGTATGAATTCATTGAAAATCAGGACTATCAATTGCTCAACAATTTTGGCGAGCAAACAGGAAGAGGAGGACACAATAAAAAAGAATATGCCCTAACAATAGATATGGCTAAAGAGCTTGCGATGGTTGAAGGAAATGAAAGAGGAAGACAAGCTAGGAGATATTTTATTGAATGCGAAAAGAAACTAAGAGAGGTAGTATCAAATCAACAACTCTATATTCCTAAGACTTTACCAGAAGCTTTAAGAGCATACGCTGATGAAGTAGAGAAGAATCAACTGCTAGAAGAAAAGATTAAACAAGATGAACCAAAGGTGGAGTATTTTGATAATTTAATTGAAAGAGATCTTCTGACTAACTTTAGAGATACTGCAAAAGAATTAGGATTAAAGCAACAAGAGTTTATTCAGACATTACTTGATAAATCTTACATCTATAGAGATAAAGCTGGTAATCTGAAACCATACTCTCAATATTCAGATTTGTTCACACTAAAAGAGTTCGTAAATTCGCATAATGGGAAAGCTGGACTACAAACTTTAATTACACCTAAAGGCCGAGCTGTTCTATTGAGAATTATTAAGGGAGTTCAGGAGAGAGATTTGAAATACATAAAACAATTAGAAAATCATGCCAAAAGAAATTAAATTTAACGACACAGCAAGGAAGGAACTCTTAACGGGAGTAAACCTTCTAGCTGATGCAGTAAAAGTTACACTAGGTCCAAGAGGCCGAAATGTAATGATAGAAAAGCCAATGAACAGACCTCACATAACCAAAGATGGGGTTTCTGTGGCTAAATCAATAGAGCTTCCAAATAGAGTACAAAATATGGGAGCTCAACTATTAAGACAAGTAGCATCAAGAAGTAATGACCTAGCAGGGGACGGAACAACTACAGCTACAGTTCTTGCTCAATCAATGGTAAACGCTGGATTAAAATATGTAGACTCTGGCGTTGCTTCTGTAGATATTAAGAGAGGAATTGACTTAGCTGTAAACAAGGCGATTGAACTACTAAATGAAAATACAGTAGAGATTGATTCAACTAACTTAGAGAAGCTTAACCAAATCGCCTCTATCTCAGCTAATAATGATAAAGAGATTGGAGGGTTAATTTCTAGGGCATTCTCTAAAGTAGGTAAAGATGGGATTGTAACTGTAGAGGATCAAACAAGAGGTATCGAAACTACTGTAGAGGTGGTAGAGGGTATGCAGTTTGATAGAGGTTACATTTCTCCTTACTTTATGACAGACCTTGAGAAGAAAACAGCTACTTTAGAGAATCCTTATATTTTACTAGCAGATATGAGACTGGTGAACTTTAAAGATTTGATAGGAATAATTGAACCGATAGCTAGAAACTCAGAGTCACTTTTAATTATAGCTGGGGATGTGGAAGGTGAACTTTTAAATACACTTATCACGAACAGAATCAAGGGGGCAATTAAAGTAGCTTGTGTTAAGGCTCCGGGTATAGGTTCTAGAGTTACTGATTATTTAGAGGATATTGCTTTACTTACAGGGGCTACTATGCTATCTAATGAAAAGGGATTACCAGTGAGTAAAATGGAGCCTTCTTTCTTAGGTAGAGCTTCAAAGGTAATTATAACTGAGAGAACTACTACAATTTCAGGAGGGGCAGGAGACAAAGATAAAATTAAAGAAAGAGTAGATCAATTAAAGTCTCAAGAAAGTTCCGCTAATAAAGACTACGATAAAGAGGTACTAAGAGAAAGAGCTGCTAAACTTCAAGGAGGTGTAGGAGTTATATTTGTTGGAGCACCTTCAGAAGTAGAATTAAAAGAGAAGAGAGATAGAATAGAGGATGCTTTACATGCTACACGTGCTGCCTTAGAGGAGGGTATTGTGCCTGGTGGTGGAACTTCCTTAGCTAAAATATCTTCTCAATTAGGGGGATTAAAGACTACATCAGAAGGGGAGAAGTTAGGGGTAGCGATCGTACAAAATGCAATCCTAGCTCCATTAAAACAGATCGTAAGTAATGCTGGGGGACAACCTGAAGTAGTATTAAACAAAGTAATTAAAAACAAATCCTTCTCTTATGGTTACGATGCTAAAGGAGATAATTATGGAGACTTATACGAGATTGGAGTAGTTGATCCTAAGAAAGTAACAAGAGTCGCTTTAGAGTCCGCCGCAAGTATAGCTTCCATGATTTTAACTACAGAGGCAACCGTAACTGACATGGGAGAAATAACAGAGAATATAAACCATTTAATTTAATTTAATAAGCACATGCAAATCGTTAATGTAGGGACAGCACCAGTGAACTTATTTATTGCTTCCCGTTATTTTACAATTCAACCTGGAGGAGAATCAATTAACTCACTTCTTTCAGATAGAGACATCATGGCAATAGTAGAGAACTTTTCGCCAGAGCAGATCAAATTCAAAGTTACAGCACCAGCGACTGAGAGAAATCAATTAGCTGACTGTCAAGTAAACCCTAGTTACATCTATGACCCAGAAACAACAGAGGTTACAAAAGAAGAAACAAGACAAGTATAACAATTTTAACACACAAACCATATGGAAATTTCAGTTAAAAACACAGGTACAGGGATTGTAGCATTCCAACATTTAGGTACCGTTATCAGTTTAGGACCAGGTGAATCATTTAAATCAAACTTAGACTTCACCGTTCCAGAAAAACAAGTTATCGCAAGCCAGCCTGAACTAGTTTACTCTAATAGTGAGGAACAACCAGTTAAGGGAGAAGAGGTAAAAACTAAACCAGAACCAAAGAAAGCTCAACCAGAAGTAACCCCAGAGGAAGAAGAGGGTGATGATTTACCGGAAGAGGAGGAAGTTGAAGAAGAGGCTGCATCTGAGGAGGGTGAATCTGAAGTTAAATCTAAAAAGAAAGGTAACAAGAAGTAAAAATTATAACTAAGATGTCTAGAGTAGTAAAATTAAGTTTCGATGAACTCCTGCCTCCTGATGAAAGATACGATTGTAAACAGAATGAGGAGTGGTATATAATTCAGTGCCCAAAGTGTAAGGAGGAGTTGAACTATGAAAAGACAAAGCTATACCTCTCTAAGTCTCTGGATTTTGGATACTGTCATAGATGTAACCGAGTCTTCCTTGATAACACATTTAATATTAACGCGGAAAACCTAAGGGCTGATTCGATACTAGATTATTTGAAAGCGGTTAGATGCACTGATTATTTAGATGAGTTTAAGAGGTTAGGGGATTTAGAAAAAGGCTCAGAGAAAATAGATGAGAAGGGATTAGCGTACTTTAGACGTCGAGGTAATAATAGACTCATTAGGGAATATAGAAACTTTGATTTACGCTTTAGTGATGACGGGATCTATATTCCTTATTATTTTGATGGGGAGATTAAGTACTACATTAAGAGACTTTACAAACCAATAGGAGACATGAAGTATTTTCTACCGCCTATTAAATCTAAACCTTATTATCTTATTGACAGGGGTAGTGATGTTTATGTAATTTGTGAAGGCCCTTTTGATGCTATGTCTATCGCTATGGTCTACCCTGATGTAAATGTACTAGCAATCTCAGGCTCAACAATGACAACTGCTCAGATTAATTCTCTAGATGACAGACTCCCTGATAAGATAATAGTTTGGCTGGATAATACTGAACTATCTACAAACCTAAGGGATAAACTAAAGAAGAAAATCATATACGCAGATTATAACATAGTGAAATCAAACGGGGACGACCCTGAAGAAATGCTGATACAAAAATTACAATAAAACCAAATAAAATTAAAGATGAATTACAGTTTATTAGTAAGATTAACTCAGAAGCTAAGAGAATTAAAAGAGGTTGATTCAATAAAAGTAACAGATGACCCAAAAGAAGTTGAGCTATCGGAAATGGTAGTAGAGGTTATCACAAAAGAAGAACTTGCAGATTTTGACACTCTCTTTGGCTCTGAACCTGAAATGGAACTAGGAGGATCTCTATTTTTTATGAGACTAGCAGTTTACCAAGATAGACCTTACATATTCAATAAAGTAGTTGTAAGCGAGAATGATATAAGGTATACTGCAGGAGATTTATTCCACTTAGAGGGTCCTAGCACAGGTTATGTTGAAAGATTAAAAGAAGATCCGAATACCTTGATTATACCTGACCATGACTAAGAGTGAGTTTTTAGCTAAGGAGTTTGCAGAGTGGCTTGAGAGTAAAGGATACGAAATAACTAACGCTCAATTCCCAGCTGTAATATATGACGATGATTCAGGTAAAATGGTTGGGGCATATATCACAGAGAGTATCCACATTAACAAGGAAGATAAGGAGATTTTGAGGACTAAATTTGGAGATCTAACCTATCATAATACGGAGATACAGAACTTCTTAGAAAAAACCAGAGTAGAGAATAGAACACCTAAACTTATGGAAGAATGGAGCAAGGAAAAAGGTATACACTTAGATTAGAAGATCACAAGCTGTATGTTAAGTATAAAGGAGATTGGGAGATTGATGGGATTAGACAGAACTTTGAGACTACTTATCCCGAATTCAATACTGCTTCTTTATATGCTAAGACTGCTCCAAAATACATCTATAAGGTTTACAAGTTCTACAATACTCACGATAAAGACATGAAGGAGTTAGAGTTTAATGAAGGATGGGCTTTCTATTTCGCTACTAAACTTAAAGATCGAGTAGAAAATATAGAAGAATTAGATAAACTTAAAAATGACTAGAGAGGAATTAATCAAAAGACTCAGAATTCAAGAAAAGGAGGAAGGGTCTGCGTATTATAAATTAGATAGAGGGTGCTTTGAGAGTTTTAATTTACCTGAGCAGCGATTTATTTGTATAACCTTTGAACTAGATGAGGGTGATGAATTATACCTTTTAGATGGGGAGAAGAACAGATGTATTAGCGTTTTTGGAGATGAGGAAGTTCTAAAGGCCAAAGACATAATAAATAAAGATAAAAGAGTAAAATATATAAACTATGAAGGATACTAGATATGTAATAATGGTCTGCTTAGATGGACAGGTTTTCTTCAAGGATGGTTCTAATTATTACAAGTTCATATATTCGGACTACCATACAGAAGGATTAAAAATTGAAGGAATAGAACCTAACATAACTATAGACTTTGACGGGAAGAAGATTACTGAAATTAGGGACATAAACTCTCGTAAATATATTGGTAAATCTCCTGTTAGAATGGTTGTCTTAGATAGATCACTTCCATTAAAGCAGTTCGATGAATTATTACAAGAACACGAAGATAAATTTAAGAAGATAGAAGATAAAGACTTAAAGTGGGATATCATTGAATTTATCGACAAACACCGCAATCTATTTAATTATACAGACAACATAATATATTGAGAACCATGCGATTAGAGTTACCTGAATTTGAAAACTTACTAGATAACCAAAACGAATTACTACAAAAACTGCTTAGATACAGAATAGGTCTATGTCAGGTTTACACAGGATACGGCAAGAGTGAGATTATGGCTACCCTTGCTGCTTATCTAAATGAGAACAAAATACCAACTCTCTTTATAACCTCTTCTAGTAAAGCTTTGGAGGAACTTAAGGATAGGGCTTGTAGTAAATTTAAGTTAGAGGATCCAGGTTACTTTAATCCAAACTTGTATGTGAATTTTATAAACGCTAAGGGATTTTGGAGAAGTGAACAATCTAGAAATGAGTATAACATAGATTGGCTAAAGAAAGTAAAGGTTATTCTATTTGATGAGGTGGAGCAGAGTCTTAACGATATGATGTGCTTCCATTTAGATACAACCTTGCTGGGGAGAGAGTTTATGTATGGATTCTCGGCTACTTCAAATAAATCCGGAACAGAGAGACTAACCCCTAACTCAAACGAATACTACAACATCAAAAATCAGAACTTGGTAAAATATTTTGGTTATGCTACGGTACATTTAACTCCCAGCCACAAGACCATGAACATAGAGAGATACCAGTCTGATTTAGAAATAGTTATAGAGGAAACCGGTAAGAACTCTGTGATAAACCTAAATTATGTAAAAGATAATCTCTATGATAACCCTGAATTTATTAGAGAGTTCAACAAGTTCATGGTTAAGTATCGGAAGGGAACTACATTTATACCCATTAACCGAACACAAGTCATAGAAAACCTCACACCTAAACTAGATAAATCACTAAACATACTCATACTCTCTTCTTCAGGTTATACTTACAATGGAGAAAAGTTAAGTATGAATGAGGCAAAAGATTTAGTTAGAGATAATAAGGTAGATATATTCTTTGGGACTCGATCTGGTTATAACTCCATAGACTTCCCTAACATCAAGAGTATATTTTTAATGCTGGAAGAGAAAGCACCTAATCATATTCTACAGGCTATTGGGAGGAGTAGAGAGAAGGATGTTAATATTTATTGTCTAGAGTTTAAAAGAGAGGTTCCTATATATTCAAAAAAGATAAAACACCAACTACAGATGATAAAGGAATATTACAAGCTCTCTAAAGTTAATGAAATAAAAAGACTAATGATATGAGAGAAAATGAATACATAGAACAAATAAGCAACCTTGAATATAAAAAGAGGGCGGTAACTAAACAACTAGCAGAAATTAACGATGAGATTAGAGCAGTTAGATGTAAGAGAGCTTTATTTGAGTTAGTTGAAGGTTATAAAAAGAGAGGAGAGACTAAAGAGGTTCACGTAAATATACTTCCTGGTCATCCCGTTTGGTGTGGCATTAATCATCTATTCCCGGAGTTACCTTATGGAGAAGCGGTTTATCTTATAGTAGATGGAGTTAAGATTAAGATCACACAGAATACACTTGATTTATACTTAGGGACAGAATTTGAAGAAGAAAAGATAAAGAACTTAAGAAAATTGGAATATTAAAAAAAAATATATTATGAACGAGCTGATTAAAATTACAACAAATGAAAGTGGGAACCAAGTAGTATCCGCTAGAGAACTTCACAAATTTTTAGAAAGTAAACAAGAATTTGCAAATTGGATTAAGAATAGAATTGACAAGTATGGATTCGTTGAAAATCAGGACTTTGAGGTTTTTGACAATTTTATCAATAACCCCAACGGAGGCCGACCATTAAAGGAATATGCCCTAACAATAGATATGGCTAAAGAACTTGCAATGGTCGAAGGTAATGAAAAAGGAAAACAAGCTAGGAGATATTTTATTGAATGTGAGAAGTTAGCTAAACAGTTAATGAATACTCAGCAACCTGCATTACCACTAAAGAACCAACTCCAATTAGATATCTTGAATTCATCTGGAGACGAGAACCAAGTGTTATACGCTCTACTAGAATACGAGAAACAGTATGTGAAGCCTTTAGAGCTGGAGAATGAAGCAATGAAACCTAAAGCTGAGTTCTATGACATTGTAGCAGATAGCACGGATACTTTTACTATGAATGAAGTTGCTAAGAATGTAAATATAAAAGGGCTCGGTCGTAATAAGATGTTCGCTTTTCTAAGATATCATAAAATTCTAATGTTAAATAATGACCCTTACCAAAAATATGTTGATGCAGGGTATTTTAGAAGCATTCAGTCTACTTGGATAGATAAGAGTAATGGTAGACATATATACTTTAAGACTGTAGTATTTCAAAAGGGAATCGAGTTTATAGCGAAAATAGCTGGTAAACACTTTGACCCTAACTTAGATTACTATGATGAGGTTTTAAATAACAGATACTTCGATAAACACAACAAATAATTATGGAGAACGAACGACTTGAACTTAGTGTGTGTTATGCCTTATTTAATGGATACCTAACGCATGAAGCTAAGACAAACATAAATCACTTTTTAGATTACCTTACAAGAAGCGGACTGGGGGATAACACCCTTGAAGTCACCCTTACTAAACTCGTGCGGGATAACGATGCAATTAACTTAAACGAGCATCTCTTAGTGAATAACCTTCCTGAGATGAACCCTAAGGCTATGGATAAGGTTATAGGGAAGATAATGGAATTTAAAGATCTACCTGCATCGGATATCGCACAATATAGAAATACGTTTAGAAAGATATGTGAGAACGAGATAATCTTAAAGTCCAATGAAATAGCAGATACAACAGAGAGGCTAAACTTCATTAGAAACACAGACTATAAAGATCAATTCTCACAAACCATTAGGATAGACTCATTTGAAGAAGCAGCAGGGAGAGATGAAGATCCACTAAACAGCTCAGGTATCAAAAGTTCTATAAAGATGATTAATGAGTGTAGCCCGGTTGGTGAATACCTTAATGCCCAGCTAGTTTGTGTATCAGGTAAGCCGGGTTGTTTTGCTGAGTTTGTTGAAGTTAAGACGGATAAAGGAAATATAAACTTCAGAGACCTACATAGACGAATTAGAGAAGGTGAGTCATTTAAGGTAGATTCTTTTCATGAGGGAGAGTTTATAATTACGGATGTTAAGGATGTTTTTATTAGCAAGGAAGTAGATGAACTCATTAAACTTACTTTTGAAGACGGCTCTATGATTAAATGTACAAGAGACCACAAATTCCTAACTAAGATGGACGGATGGATGGCAGCTGAGGACTTAACTATGCAGGATTCAATAGAAGATGCACTATCCAAAACCTTTATTAGAGTAATTGAGAAGAGTTTAGAGAAATTAGACTTCACAGTTCCGGTTTATGACTTAGAGGTAGATCATGAGTGTCATAACTTCGCCTTAGCTAATGGAGCAATCGTACATAACTCAGGTAAATCACTATTCGCCATGTCAGAGAGTATAGAAGCTTGTAAGGCAGGTAAGAGAGTAATGTATGTAGCAGCTGGGGACTTAGTAGCATCAGACTTCCTTATTCGTATGTCCGCCCAAGCCTTGCATGTTCCAGTAGGTGATGTATATAATAACCCTAAACACTACATAGATAAGACAACTGAGATTCTAGGTGGTAAATTTAAGTTCACATGTGTCCCTTCCCAAACATTACAGGCAGAGGAACTTGTTAACTACTTTATGGCTAGAATTGATGACTTTGATATGCTGGTGGTGGATTACGATACGAATATTGCAACTGGAGCTGAGAGTATGTATGATGCAGGAGGAGTTCTATATGATGAATTAACTAAACTATCAAGAGCAGGGGGAGGTAAGCTTGTTTTTATCCTATCTCAACCTAAAATTACTTTCTATGATAACGATTATATTCCACTGCAAGGTCTAGCCGAGTCATCAAGAAAGCAACAAATCCTAGACATGCAGATAACTATTGGAAAAGCGCCTAAATCAGCATACAACACAGGATATATAGCAGTAGTAAAGAATAGGAGGGGTAAGATGGATAAAGTTCCCTACCAAATCTCCTCTTCACTAAACCACGTAGAGATAAACCCAACTAGGTATGACTCTATTTCAGCTAACCCTATTGAACCTACAGAATGGCAGAAGAGTTACGAGTATATTGTACAGGACTCTCAAAGCTTTAATCTAGGGGAAAAGGATGGGTTCTCAGATAAAGAGGCAGCTAAGGAGGCGTTTGTTAATTTAGTGGCGGAACAACCTGCTGAAGAACAGAACTTAGATCAACTACCATTTTAACTAAACATAACAACCAAAAACACCAAATCACTAGAATATTAAATGAAGAAAGGATTAACAGTGCTTCTAGAGTTTAAAGATGCCACCATACCTTCCGTTAACAGTATTTATATGCCAAGAAAAGGAGGAGGTAGGTATATGGCACCAGCAGCTAAAGATTTCAAGGATAGAATTATAGCTCAATTAAACTCACAAGACGAAAGCATTATAGAAGAGATGAAAAAGATACCGCTATACCACTTACATATAGAGTACGTTCTTAAGCAGGGTAGTGGCAGGAGAGACTTAGATAATATGAATAAACTAGTACAAGATGCTCTATTTCAGTACTTAGGGGTTAATGATGCAAGAGTAGTGTCGTTAAACATAGAGAAGTACGCTAGGGAAGGAGGAAATATGGAGTTTATTCTTATCAAGCTCACAGAAACAAAAATAGACATTAACAAATACGCAGGAGGATAACCAAGATGGAGATACTAGATAGATTATATATTAGCGCTTACTTTAAAAACACAGACTGCTTAGATTTTGATGGCAGCTATTATAAACTAAGACTTAATGGTGAGAATTTAGAGGTTAATACAGATGATGAATACTTACCAGAAAAAGGAGTGCTTACTTACAGCGAAAAATTAGATAGTGATGACGGACTTGCTTCTTATATCATTTACCCTAATTCACTTTTTGTAAGACTTAGAGATAATACTGTAATGGAAGCGTATGATGGGGAATTTTGGTTTACTATTTACAATTTACCAACCCCATACCTTAGAGTTAAACATTTTATAAAGGAGAATTGTGAGAGCGTTAATTAAGACAATATTAGAGAAAGTACCTGAAGAAAATAGAGAGAGCTTTGAAGTTAAGGTGATCCTAGAGTATTCAGATTTAGCAGAGGTTCCAGCCAAGCTCAACGGAGAGAGTAAATACCGGTATGTAGTAGAGCAGGAACAATTAAACAAACTACTGGACTTTTTAGGGGAGGAAGATGAGAGTTTAGTAAGTTTAGATAATCAAGTATATAGCATAGAGAGACTTCCGAGTGGTGGAGTTGCTATTTCTGGATCACACCCGATTAAAACAATATAGAGGAATAATTAAATAAAACCATATGAGTACAACCATTATCATTCACGAAGAGGACGTACCTAGATTAGGGGGAACGAGTATCCAAAATGTAACTGTAAAAGTCATTAAAGATACAACTGATCCTGCTGAAATAGTTTACGTTCCAGGTCAAAGATACCTCGTGATAGAAAAGAAAGCTTATGATTATGTTACAAAAGTCCAAAACACTCACTTAGGTCCTAGAAATGAACACATAGGGGATATCATGAAAATGCCTTATCTTGTTCTAAATAACGGAGCTATACTTAAATTTACTTACCTTAGAGGGGAGCGGGAGTCACACTTCGTTAATAAGGCTACCTTTGATGGATACGCTAATGATATACAGAGATTCAAGAGAGAGTATATTAATGGTAAACTATCTTCTGGGGTGAGTAAGAAAAATGGGAGACCTTGGTATAGAGTGGATTACGAGAAATTAGACTTTAAATATAACAACATAGTAGACTTTCTTTATAATCCTAAGTTTGTCAATGAAAATCCACCACAGCTAAATCATACGAGAATAGTTAGGGATAAGGAGACGATAGATAAGAGTTTTGATTACTTCCTTTCATTATCAGACCTTAAATTTGGATTAGACTACGAAACTTCAGGTATTCCAGTAAATGAGTCGGATGTGAAAATAATGGGGGTAGGTATTGCGTGTGAGAATGGAATTGCAGCCTACTATGATATGGAGTTCATCGAGGGTACAGATTATTATGGCCACTTTTTAAATCGATACAAGGAATTTTTAGATAAGACAGAGGATAAGATTTACACATATAACGTAGGGTTCGAATGTAGAGCAACTTATCTTCTCTTTAAAAAATACTATAACTTCCATGACTCAGCGGTACTAAATATACTAGAGGGAAATAACCTTAAACGATACTCCCTAAAATATACAGCAATGAAAGGTCTTGGAGTAGCTTCTTGGGATGATGACTTTGATTACTTATTAGACAAGCTCCCGGAAGTATTTGAAGGTAATGAAGAGACAAGAAAAGAAATCTATGCTAAGTACGGAGAAGAAGAGGAATTTGAGAGGTTAATGAAGAAGAGTAATAATAACAAGTTTGCCTCTATCCCATCCTCCATTTTAGGTAAGTACTGTATGCTCGACTCCTTCTATACTGTGATGCTTAAGAAGAAGGCAGACTTACAATTTACAGATACAGCTTGGAATACCTTCTGTGATAACCTTAGACTGGGAGCTTTACTTGATTTTGATGGCTACCTTAAAGATACAGAGGTTTGGGAGGATTACGTAGATAGGTTAGAGTCTATTTCAGCTATTATGAACCTTAACCTAGCATCCTTCTACCTACATAAACTAAATGGAGAACTAGAAGATGATGGAGAATTGCCAATAACCGTATATACTTTAATTAACAAGAGAATAAACCCACACTCAAGTAAAGAGATTCTAAAAGCGTGTCAAGATGAAAGTTGGGAGTCTGGGTACGATGAAGATAGATTATGTAGTTACGGAGAGGACTTATATTTACTGATTAAAGAACAACTGGAATTACATAAGATAGACAAGATTGATGATAAGGTATTTAGAAAGAGGAAGTTATTTGATGATATAGACAGAAAACTTAAACTTACTTATTACTTACCTAAACCTATGGACTTCTATTTAAATCTAGGGTTATCAAAGAATCTGGAAAGTCTGCTTATGGGGTGTCACTTATCTGAATATAACCAAAAACAGAGAATAGGAAGAGATAGGGATTGGGGTAATGAAGAGATTGTAGAGCTTTGTTCGGATATAGTTAACATAGCTTCACCGATAGAGAGTATGAAATTCCTAGCTACACTTTATTACGAGTATGAGAGGTATATAATAACTAAATTCCCAGAGTGTGATCTTTCAGTACACAACACGCCAGACTTACAGATAGTTTCAGAGGATTTAGAGAAGGCTGGGTTTAAGAAAGAAGAGGACTGGACTAGAATTTATCATATCATCATGTGTAGGGGGCTTGTAAAAGAAAAAGAATACCCAGAGCTACATAAGAGAATGGAGTTTATTATCGAACCTGTACTCTACCAACTAAAAGAAAGAAAAGAGAGTAAACTAGCGGCATTCCTTCAAGGTGGAGCTTACAATGAATTTTCTAAGGAAGAGCAAGCTAATTTTATAGAGTTCTTTGATGATATTGATGTAAGGCGTAATAGTGTACAATCTTTGGTTAAACTATCTACAGCCTACCGAATGTTCAAGAAGTCAGAGAAGAGGCTTAAAACATACCTTAAAAAGATTCTACTAAAAGAGGATAAGCAGACTAATGGGTATGATGAGAACTTATTTACAACTGAGACTTTTGGTGGACCAGTTACAAAGAGTTACCAGAGATACGAGATATGTTGTAAGAAGTCTAAGAGATGGTCTGCAGCTATACATACACTGTCTCCAAAAGATGAGGCTAAGAGGGTAATAACTACACCTGAGGGCTATTTGATGAGCTATTTTGATATTAACTAATTGGTATCACGTATGCAGAAATGCTATGATAAAACAACCTACTTAATTCGGGGGACGTCCTATATGTCGACAGGATAATCCCGAGCTAAATAAAAATGTGTAACGACTATCGAAATCATAAAGAAGAGAGTAGAGTACTGGCTAAGTGGCTGGGAAAGAGTAGGAACCTAAACGGGTAAAGCTGTAGGTTATAATATAGTCTGAACTCTGTGGTAACATGGAGCTGGGATACGAGTTGTCCTATTGGGGTTGAAGTAACGAATCAGCCTAAACATAATTGTAGCGGAGCGGAAGTAAGAACAATCGCTTACCTTTCCAAAGATCCAGTAATGCTCGACGCTTATAGTAAAGGAATAGACCCATATATCAACGCAGCCAAGATCATCACGCCCGGACACGAAGAGAGTTATTATTGGGGACAAAGGAGTCTCTATAAGGTACTACTACTAGGTAAGATGTATGGAATGGGCGTTGAAACCTTGGCTCACTCTGCAAAGATAAGTGTAGAGGAAGCTCAAGAAAATAGTGATAAGTTATTTGAAGCCATTGGAGGTGTAGCTAAGTATATTGAAGAAAAATCTAATTATTGTATAGAGCATAACGGAATGGTGAGTACTGTACTTGGGGATGTTCTTGATGTTAGTTCCGATCCTTCCGATAAATGGGGGAGATTAGGGATTAACCAACATATTCAAGGATTCTCAGCAGTGGCTCTAGCTTCAGGGTTTTACAATATATTTAGAGAAGCACAGAAAAGAAACATATTTATTCGACCTTTGATTGTAGTTCATGACTCGTGTATTAATTATTTTCCAGTTAGAGAGATATTTGAGATTAACGAGTTCTATACAATCCATTTCACCGAGTTTCTTTATAATCAGTTTGGTATTCGTTGGGAGTTTGAAACAGAAGTAGGCAGCAATTATTACGATAGAGCTTTACTTACTAATGTGGATAGAGATACGATAAAACTAAAAGGAACAGGTATAAGTATTCTTGGAGTTCTAGATAAGATGACTAAAGAAGGCCTAAAATTCGAGGTTTCCAAAGTGACCGGCAAAAACATCGTGGAAAGCCTTATTAGTGAAAGAGAGAAAGTGGTCCCAGATTTGGAAGAGAACATTATTAGGTTATTTTACGCTAACAAACAGGATATCGGAATCAGTGAAGACCAAAGTGAATACGAGGTTGAAGTGAAGAGAATACTATCAAAATAATTACTCAAGTGGAGCCTAGAGAATAACCAACTCGGGCTTCCTATTTGAACATGAATATTACTTAAACTAAACATAATTAATTCTATTTGTAAACTAGTGGAGTGTAGGTGAACATTTATTTGTGATTTTATTAAGTTTTGACAAATCGTTCCATGTTTTATTTATTGCTTTCATACACCTACACTCCCTAAACGTAAATGACTCATAAAAATAACATCCATACACAATGAAGTGGGGCTCTTGGTTACTAGACTTGGGCTCCCTAACTATAAATGAATTACCATGGTACACTATATAATTAGAAACTACAATGATCCAAAGAAGGCTGTCGAATTAGCTGAGATGATCAAGGAGGCTTTAGGAGGTAATTATGCTTCTAGAGTGGACATTTATGATAACGGAAGTGAGTATTCCCCGGTTTATCCTAATGTAATAGAAAATAAGATACATCAAGGAAAGCTATGGAGTTACTATAATGTTCGTAATCTAATCGACTGTCCTTATGTAGTTTTCTTTGATAGTGGAGATGATATAACGACAGACATGATACTTGATATTGAAACCGCAGCACTAAGGGCTACACGAAAGGAGTTCAGCTTGTATGACCCAGTAGCTCTCAGTCTTCGCGGGATTAATGTATTTGAGTCTAAACCGTTTGTTACCTATACATCTTACTTATACGATTTCTTAACTACACTGGAAAAAGAAGCGGTAGATGAGATTAATACAGGAATAGAAGGATATATAATGGAACTCCTCAGGTATTTTAGTATTAGGGATTCTAGGGGATTTACAACAGAGATTAACTTAGATCAATATAAAGACTGTAAATACCTAAACACTTGGAGAAAAATAATTACATCACAAGAAAATTCATAACTGTTGTTTTAAGATCATCGGGAGGGTGAAGCTAATTAAATTGCCATAATACCAAATTTACTTTTCTCATTTTCTACTTTTTTAACTTGTAACCCCTCCCTTGATCTTTTTAATTAACCTAAACGACATGAAACAATATAGAAATAAGAAAAACGGAAATATCTACTTAGTAATCACTTTAGACGGAATAGATTGTACGAATGAAAGAGATGGACTTAGGGTGGTTATTTATACTAATGGAGAGCTTTATTTTACTCGGGAATACGGTGAGTTTATGGCAAAATTTGAAGCTGTAGAATGACCGGCAAAACCTGTGGGAAAAGCCTTATTTATGTAAGAGAAGAGAAGTAGATTGAATAGCAGAATAGCACATAGGATTAAATACTTCGATGTTTTGCTTTCAACTTAATGATAAAGGTTAGGGACTAGCCTGGTAACCACTTAGAGTTACTTTGAAGCCTCACTTTAGGGGCGGTTCACTTATGTAAAGAGAGAAAAAAAAAAATAAAAGCGAAAGCACATAGGGAGAATTTACCTGCATTTTTCTATTTCTTTTATTATTGTTTTTTAAGATTAATTATATGTTTTAAGCTGGCTGAGAGTGAATAGGCGATCTTTACTTATATATGCTTTTAAATTTCAGCTTCGATCTTTACACTTGCAATTCATGTTGAGCAAAACCAAGAAAATCTCATCAGCCAGCTAGCTCAACAATTTTAATAATCGAACAAAATAGATAACAACAGTAGGACATGATTATATCTCATAAGTGTTAAATGATAGTAATTTTTTTTTTTTAAACTGGTTGATAGTGCGCAGTAGTTCTTTTTAATCGTTCAAGTTGTTGTTATTGTTTTTATTTTTACTTTTGAGTTAGGCAAACCAAATCTATCAACCAGTTTTTGCCTAATTTTATAACGAATAGAGAAATCAATATCAAATAGGTGTAGGAGTGCGCCATAGATGTAACAGTCTAAAAGCATAGTGCAACTCACAGCCATTTTATTATTTATTTTGGGGGAGTCAGGGTCATAATCGGTCTTGGCTCCTTTTCTTTATGGCGAGAATTTAACTAGAATCATTAACATTAAAAAAAAAATATACACATTATGGACTTAGCGACACAAAAATTAGTAGCACTTGTAGTAATCTCAATTTTATTAGCAGGAGGATTATTACTAGTTTATGGACTTAGAATGGTAGACGAAAAACTTACAAAAGAAGAAAAAGCAGGAGATAAACTTGGACTTTCCTTATTCTTCGCAGGTGGAGTTTTATTTACGATTCTTTACCTTTATGTATGGACTGATTAACCTTAAAACAAAACAAAAATGACAGGAATAATAATTATAGTAGCTTACGCATTAATTAGGCTGCTTTCAGATGTGGTTTCAAAAGACCCGCAAAGTAAATGAATAAATAACAAATAAAAGTAAATAATATTATGGACGCAACAACAATTAAAACAGCTCAAGGAAGAAGAACAGTAATCCTTGATGTAACTGACGCTAATGACCCAATGTTCTATTCACAAACCCCAGCTAGAAAAGCACCTACTTGGAGTCCAGAAGATTTAGCAGGGGCATTAAAGAAAAAGCTAGGAATGAACGTAACTCCAGATAAAGCTAAGGATATGTTCATTAAAGCTATCAACCCGACTAGCCAGAGATATCTAGACAAGGTACCGGGGGTTAAAGCGGTGAGAGTTTGGAGAGGGAAAATAATGTACCTATTGTTCAACCTTAATAAATAACTATGGAAACAATCTGGTATTACGTAGCTATATTCGCAGCGGTGTTAGATCTAGCTGTATTTAGCTTCTACCTCATTAAAGATTCAAACCGTCAAACTCGAGATATGGAAAGCGGTGCTGAATCTAAGTTAATCTTATACATCTCAGTAATAGTTTGTATAGGGATTGTGGGCTCATATTTAATTAAAAGAGTAATACTAACTGTGTAATTAATCAATAAAACCAAAAAGAAAATGAATACAACAGAAAAATTAGAAAGAATAGTAGCAATCAATGAAAATATAATAGAACGCTACAAATGGCTAGAAGAAAATTATAACAAACTTCAAGCTGGGTGGGAACAAGTTTTGGAAGAAGGTAAGATTCTCGATTTAGAAGATGTAGCAGGTTGGGATAAGTTATCTAAGAAAATTGACCTACTGGATGAGGCTGAAACAATCCTTAAGAGAGAAAGACAACTTATTAAAGAACTTGAAGAATTAACAAAATAATTAACTAACAAATAAAAATAAATTAAAATGGCAACAACAGTAAACACAAACCTAGACATGGATGCAGTATTATATGTTCTTGAGAGTAAAGGACTAAGCATCAACCAAGAAAAAACTGTAGACTTCTTAAATCACATGAAGTTTTACATAAATGATTCCAAGACAGGTCACAAGATCTTTAATGGAGTTATCAAGATGAGATTAATTCCAGGTGATGCTGAGAACTTTATCCTAGAGCTTCCTGTAAGTAGAAAAGAGAGCAAAGAGGTTATAACTAATGTAGCTGCTCTTAAAACTCACTGGGAAAGCTATCTATGGGGATTCAGCAAGGTGTTGGGATTAAATGAAGAAGACTTTTTTGTGAAGATGAAGGTAGAGAAAAAGCCAACTGTAAATGTTTCGGAGGAGTTTGATTCTCTATACGCTCTAGTTAAAGATGGGGCTGAGTATAGAAGATTAGTTTCACAGACTGCTAGACTAGATTTTACTACCATGTACAGCCTTTTAGATACAGAGAAGGAAGTAAAAGGTGAATCTGAAGGTGGACTTATCGTAGAGCTTCAAGACAAAGTTTATAAGTTCTTCAAAGATAGAGTGGAGGACTTGAAAGGTAAAATTATAACCATTGACCAAAGAATTATTAAACGATTTCAGGCTAGGTTAGAAAGATACTATGAAACTAGAGACTTTGCAGGAGTTCTTGGCTAGACTATGGAAGAAAAATTTATATACATGGACCTTGAAACTAGTGGACTCGATGTTAGTAAAGATGGCATTGTTTCTGTTAGTTTCAGGGATTCATCAGGAGAGACATTAGATTTAAAAGTGAACCCAGAAGTAAATATTAGTGAAGAAGCTGCTGGGATACACGGATTTTCTAATGAGAGTGTTAAGGGGTTTAAAACTTTAGGTGAGTACAAAGCTGAGATTGAAGCATACTTTAAAGCTAGACCTGATTTTACATTGGTAGGACATAATATTAAGAAGTTTGATCTGCCATTATTACAGAATCAGCTCTACAAGTATGGTATTGATGTTTGCTTACTGGACTTTAAGATTTTGGATACCCTACAGATCGAGAAGCACATTTTAAAGATGGACTTAGAATCGGTTTATGAAAGGTATACAGGAAAAAGCCTAGAAACACATCATAATTCAACTCAAGATGTTTTAGCGACTATAGATATACATAAAGGTCAGATGTCGTCTAAAAAGTATGTTAAAGCGCTTGAGGAGATAAATGAGAATGATAATACTGTTGACTTTGCAGGAATACTTGTAAGGATAGACGGTAAGATCTGCTGGAACATAGGTAAACATAAAGGAATTCCTGTATTCGAAGAGCTAGATTACTTAAAGTGGGCAATAAAGAATGAAGTCCTGCCTAAGTATTTGGTTAATTGGTTAAGAAAAAATTGGAATAGTAACAAATAATTAATAAAAAAGTCATGACAAAGATTAAAAGATTAAATGTATCTCTGGTGGATGAATCTGAGGTATCAATGTTTAAAAGTTTCTGTAAAATCCAAGGTATAGCGCTGCCAGAGGATTATGATGAAAGATTTAATATACCAGATGATGAGTTCTTCCCAGTAGATGCTCCTTATGTTGTATTTAATGATTTAGGAGAAGTTGTACTAGTAGATGAGCCGGATGAAGATTTTGTTTGGCTTAATGGTCTAGAGGGATTCATGTATATCTGTGAGAAGTTCCAAGATCAGGAGGCTATTATAGAAGATCTTAAGAATACTGGAACTTTTGAGAACCTATACATTAAGCTATTGGAAGAGGCTGACATGGATTTTAGTTTTGATGAACCTGAAAGCTGGGATACAGAAGAGGATGATGAAGAGGATTGTGAGTGTGAATGTCCAGAATGTAAGCTTGAGGAATTAGTTGAAGAAGTGAGGTCAATTTCAAAATCAGAAGTAGAAGCTCCATTTAAACTAATTTTCCTAGATCCTCATCAATTAAGACTAGCAGTAGAAGGATTAGAAGCGATGGGATTAGAGGCAAAAGAAACCGTTAGAGATACCGATTTATTCTTAGCGGTGTATGATGATAAAACTTTTGAAACATTTGAATCATCTAGAGTTTACTTGGGATTAGATATACCTGAAGGAGTGAATTATGAGATGTTTCCAGTGATTTCATTGTTTAATATAAAAGGGTAACGGAAGTGAGGAGCTTGGAGTTTATGTATATAGATTTATTTTGATTTTAAGAATTGAGAGTAACTATGGCACGGCTTCAGGCTCCTATCACTTTCTTTTTTTTTTCAACAATTTAACAACAACAGAAAAATGAATAAGATAATTAAACTGCTCCTAGTCTTTATAGTAATTATAGGACATGGACAAACTGTAAAAGAATTTAAACCGCTAAAGAGAGAAAAGTATCCTAATATATGGTTTGTGTGGGAAAACGACGAACTTGTGATTTATAATATTAAGAGTAAGTCTGATCAAGATTCCCTAACTGCAGCATCGTTAAGAACTTCAACTTACAGAACAGATATAAGTAAATATTGGGAATGGAAATATAAGGATCTATACACTGCGAGTTCAATTAGAGATTTTCCAAGATATGCTTATACTTCAGGTTCAAATTGGGAAAAGGATAATGCAGCTTGGTTAGAAGAACAGAATCTACCGGCAGCTAAGGATAATCACTATTGCTACTCTTATTTCATGGTAATTGGGTGGAAGCTTAGACATCGTAAGGTACTTGAGAAAAATCCAAACCTAAACAAAATAGTGGAGCTTACTTTCTTAGACTTAGCAACTGGAGAGATAGTTAGTGTGTCAGAAGGTACAGATAATAATGATAAGATTTGGTATAAAGGTTTAGGTGAGTATACAGAAATAAATCTTTACCAAGCAACTGGAGGAGAGATTCAATTAGGTGAAGTTTATATGATGATTTCCAAGCCAGTAGAGATTAAACAGGGAACTTGGGCATTATTTCCTGAGTTTGATATTAATCTGTACCATACTTTTAGAGAAAATGGTCGTGAGCGTAGTTTAAACCAAAAAATAAATAAAAATGAAAAAGTCGAAAATATATTTAAAATTAATCCTAATACTGGCGATGGTAGGAGGCTTAACTATTAATGCACAGAGTAAGTATATTATAACTAAAACAGAGGATGAACTAACTTACAGGGGATTTGATGAAGATGATATACCTGAAACTGACTATACTTGGAACATAGAGGATATGGGAGGTTTTTACTTAACAGCTTATCAATTAATAGGAGTTTGGAGAGATAAGGAGGGAGTTATCACAAATGTTAGGTATCAGGATATGTATTCAGGACTAATCATGTCTTCGTATGACCTACCTAATAGCGAACTAAAAGAATTACTAAATGATTTCTGGGCTCAATATGAAGTAGGAGATATAGTAAAAATTCCTTCGCTTAAGTGGGATTACGAGGATTTTACGCCAGGATTATCTACTAACTATCAAGGAGGTTATTACGGAATTAAGTTTACACAAATAATATATTAACAAACAAAAAAAAAGAGAAATTATGAGACACTTAGTAAAAATCGCAGCGTTAGTTTATGCTTTATTTAGTTTAACTTCATGTAGTAGAGCACCGGGAGTTAATAATGACTTTACGGATAACTATAATGATGGGCCACTGGTTTTTGAAGGAGGATTTGGGATTTATGTAAAGGGAATTCAGAGGTATCCATATGGACCGGGAAGACCTTCGTACGTTTACACTCTGGATGGTTTGTATAAAGACTTTAGAGTTAGAACAATATCAGGGGAGAAGATACATAAGATAGACTACGTTGTTGAGTTCGATTATGGATATACAGGAAGTCACACAGAGCATCACGCATTAAAAGTGGTTTCTGATTATATTAGTCCATACAGCTCAACAGTTATGTATTCTGGGATTATAATGGAGGCTAATGAAACTATTATTGAAGGTTCTGGTGTTCCTGTAGGTAGATTTGTTAATGGAGTTGTCACTATTCAAGCTTATACTAACTTAGGAAATACTTATAGATTAACTGTATATAATGTTCCAATTCAAGTAAACTAACAAAATAACAACAACAGTACAATGGAAAAGAAAATCAAAAAAGCACTAATCCTAATCGCAGTTCTTTTATTACTAACTTCTTGCAAATCTAATTCTATGGCAGCAGAAGTAAAGCCTGAACCACCACTTAGGTTTTACGAGAGGTGTGGAACCGATAAGGGGATGATTCTCTACTCAGGTGACCACAAATGCAAAACTATGGCACTCTACACGGATAAGCAACTAGAGAATATGGGCATTAATCCTAAAGAGTTCCATAAGAGTAAGAAGCAAGTACAGGTGGATGAACTCTATTTAGTCAAAACCCGTATACAGAATGATCTTAAACTACCTGATAACAAAATAACTATAGATGAGGTACTGGATTGGATGAAGTTTCAGATGATTAGTTTTGAGTTTAGAGTTGATGGGAATCTTGCTACAGTATATAATTCTAAGTATGTTTTATTTACCTGGGAGATGAAGAAGAGTTATTTAGATGATCAGAAGAAAGAAGTTGTAGATTATTTAGTTAAGAGGATATATAGTTACGACCAACTTCCAGGAGTGCCTAAATATTAAACTATATGAAAGTAGATAGAGAGTTAGTTGAAGTCCTGCTGGTTGAAAAGATATTTGGAAGTATTAACCGAGTAATGGCATGTATCAAAGAAGAGTCGAACAAGTTAGGAGAAGAAGCTAAAGATTTACAGGAAAATGCACATATAATTTCAACAGAGGAGGCTATCGCTAGGTTTAATCATGTTAAGTGGAGCAAAGAATTCACAGACGATTTACTAGAAGTGCTTAACAAATACGCTGAGCCTGTAAAGAAAAAGCTTGAAGATAGAATGGAGGCCGACAAGTTTGTAGAGGAAGTTAAAAAGAAATACCTAAACTAAAAATGGGAGAATACTATAACAACAGCGGTATAATATTACAGATAGAGCTTGTAAGGAATTTGTAGAGGATTTGCTAGGTGAACTACTCCAAAAGAGGAGCTTCAAGATAACTCTAAGGAGTTATCGGGCTAGTCCCTAGCCCTACTTTAAGTATATTTAGAGAAGCATTTAAGTCTCTATCTAAGGTTAAACCACAGTTAGGACAAATGTATTCTCTATCGGTTAATTTTAAATCATTATTAATGCTACCACAATTGCTACAACTTTTAGAACTAGGATAATACTTAGGTATAACAATTAAGTTACAACCGTATTGTTCAGCTTTGTAAGTTAAGATTTGTCTAAAAGTGAACCAAGAGCAATCTAAGATTCTTCTTGATAGATCTTTATTCTCACTTAGCATACTAGTTATATCTAGATCTTCTATAGC